GAGAACGCTTCGATATTCATAACAAACAAAGTCAACGATGGATCACGTGTATCGTGATACAGTTGACTCAACAGCTCTTGATCTTCTTTGGTTCGTGATGATGGAGCAACCCATTGAAACGTTCGACATTGTATGTGGTCAGGTAAATGTGTTGGTATCTCTTGTGCTATCCAGTTTTTGTAAACACCTTTTGGTGCAACGATTAGTGCGCCGTTAAGTTTGCCTTCATCAAACAACATTGCAATGTTGTCTAATAATATCTTTGATTTGCCTGTCCCCATTTCACAGAACAAAGCAAATACTTTTTCTTTATAGCTCGCTGACAACGCGTCAAGCTGATGCTGATAAGGTTCAGTTTTGAACCTGTAGTTAAGTTTTTGTGCCATCCCACCGCCCAATTCTAACTTTATTATTAATTATATATTTCTTTCTTGAAATGACATATAATCATATGTATATTAATTGTCAAGAAAGTATTTATGACCGTATACTGTATTCAAGAGCCACCCGGCACAGCCGAGGGCAATCCAAGATATAACGTAATGAAAGCGTTATCTTTTGGTGAAGTAAAATTTTTATTTACAGAACGTGCTCAGTTAGTTTATAGTGCTGGTTCGTTAATACATAAATTAAGAAAGAAACTAGAAAAATTTAACGATGAAGATTTTTTATTACTTGTTGGGGATCCTGCCATTATTGCTGTTGCATCCGTGGTGGCATCAGAATCTAACAATGGAAAATTTAAGTTACTTAAATGGGATCGAATCGCAAGTAAGTATTATCCGCTATCGATAGATTTATATAACAAGGAGAAAGATAATGAATGAAATAAATGATATAGATTTTGAACAAGACCAGTTGGAAAGAGTAAACGATGCTGGTCTCTTAAACATCGCTGATGTGTGTCAAAGGTTGGTCGATCTTGAAAATGAAGCATCAACCCTTGAGGATCAATTGAAGCAGATAAAAGAAGAGATGTTAAGCATACGTAACGAAAAAATACCTGCAGTGATGCAAGAAAAAAACTTAACACAATTAAAATTAAACGATGGAAGCTCTATCGAAATAAAAAATTTTTACGGAATTACGATACCAAAGGACCCCGATCAACGGGCAACAGCGTATCAATGGCTTCGTGACAATAATCTTGGAGATATTATCAAGAACGAAATATCTGCAAGGTTCGGTCGTAACGAAGACGGAAAGGCATTGGAGTTTTCCAAGTTAGCCACCGCCAATGGGTATGAGGTTCAGCAAGATTTAAAAGTTGAGCCCATGACCCTAAAAGCAACTCTTCGGGAACTGCACGAAAAAGGTGCAGATCTACCTCCCGAGGAGATTTTTAAAACGTTTGTTGGTAGACAAGCAAAAGTAACAAGGAAAAAATAACAATGAATAAAGTTCAAAAGAAAACGAACAACGCAATAGCAGCTGTCGATGAAAGTATGTTCATGGCAGATGCACAAACACAGAGCGGCCTCGAGAACGTAAGTTCCGCCGATGATCTGGCACTTCCATTTTTGAAAGTGTTGAGTCAATTATCTCCGCAGTGTAACAAGACAAGTAACAATTATGTAGAGAATGCTGAACCGGGCATGATTTACAATACTGTCTCTGGCACACTCTTTGATGGAGAACAAGGTATTGATGTAATACCTTGCCACTATAAACGTGAGTTTATAGAGTGGGGCGAACGTGGCAAAGGCAGCGGTGCACCAGTAGCAGTCCATGATGCTGACTATGATATCAGTCAAGCACCAAGAGATGCTAACTTTCAAAACAGATTACCAAACGGTAACGTGATTGATGAAACAGCCAATCACTATGTTTTGGTTGTTGGTGAGGATGGTTACGAGCAAGCTCTTATAACCATGAAAGCTACCCAAAGAAAAGTTTCACGAAAGTGGAACTCCATGATGCTCGGCATTAAGATGCAAGGGAAAGAAGGACCGTTTACACCTCCTTCTTATAGTCACATCTATAAGCTGAGAACCGTACCGCAGTCCAATGCAAAGGGCACGTGGTTTGGTTGGGACATCCAGAAAGTTGGGCCCGTACAGGACAAAGGAACGTACGACGCAGCGAAACTATTTTCACAAGGTGTCAGTAAGAACACTGTGAAAGTGTCCCATGAAGAAGAAACGCAGACAGCGTCTTCTTCATCTTACTAAAACAAGGGCGGCTTCGGCCGCCCTTTTTATATAAAGGGACAGAATGGACATAGAGAAATTTAAAGAAATATTTAGAGGGCTGAATGTTGCCTACGGTAAATTTATACCCTCTGATACCAACGATGCAGGCAAACTGCAGGGGGACAATAAGATTATAAGACAGCCTGACGGTTTACCAGATAAACTGTGGGAAGATCATCTTAACGGCACAAACAGTTTAGGTATCATACCAATTGACGAAAACAACGAGTGTCGTTGGGGCTGTATTGATATCGACAAATACAACGGGTTTGATCACAAAAAATTAATTCAAAAGATTCGAGACAAACAACTACCGCTAATTGTTTTTAAATCAAAGAGTGGTGGTGCACATGTCTTTATGTTTTTCACTGTCCCTGTGAAAGCGAGTCTCGTGCAATCTAGATTAAAAGAGTTTGCTTCTTTTCTAGGTTGTGCGGGCTCAGAAATTTTTCCAAAACAAGTTAAGTTGTTATTGGACAAGGGGCAAACCGGAAACTATTTAAACCTACCATACTTTGGTGGGGACAATAGCACCCGTTGCGCACTAGACGACGAGGGCAATCCTTGTAGTTTAGAATCATTCTATTCTACGTATTTGACTTATGCGCAGAACAACGCGGATGTAGAGTACATTAAACAACCCGATCATTTTGAAGATGGTCCACCATGTTTGAATACTTTGTATCACAATGGTGTGCCAGAGGGCGGACGAGACGAAACCATGACAAACGTCGCTGTGTATTTTAAAAAGTCTGGTAAGACAGAATTTTTATCTGAACTTTTGAATGTCAATAATCAGATGTGTGATCCTCCTTTGTCACAAGGACAAGTGCAAAAGATAGAACAATCTGTGTCTAAAAAAGAATACGACTATGCCTGTAACAAAGAACCTCTTTGTTCAAACTGCAATCGTCGAGAATGTTTTAGAAGAAAGTTTGGCAAAGGCGAAACAGATTTAGATGTTGCACCAACAGGACTAGAAAAGTATGGATCAGAACCACCGTTGTGGTTTTTATCTTTGGATGGTGTTGACAAACCATTGGAGCTAGAGACAGAGGATTTGCAAAACCAAATACGTTTTCAAAGACGTTGTATGGAGCAGTTAAGTATCATGCCAAAGATAATACCTGTGCCGAGATGGACAGAAAAGATCAGCACGATTTTAAGCAACGCAACATCAACACCGATCAAAGGTGTTAGCAACACAGAGCAGTTTATTGAGTATCTTAAAGAATGGTGCACCAGCAAAGGTGCAGCAGAAACAAAAGAAGAGATAACCCTCGGTAAGCCATGGCTGAATCGTGAGGCCAACCAAGATCGCAAACATCACTTCTTACTAAAAGATCTTGAAGAGTTTTTGCAGAAGAAAAAGTTTACGGTGTTTCAAAGAAACAAAATGGTTCGCATCATTGAACAAGAACTAAAAGGCACAAAGAAAACACTTCGTGTGTCAAAACCAGACGGCGATGCATTTTTAAAAGTGTGGGTCATACCAGAGTTTGTTGATGACATGGAGGGCGTAGAAGTTGCAATACCTGACATGAAAGAGAAAGAATCCTACTAGTGGCAGAGATTGTTAAACTACTCGGTCCACCTGGAACAGGAAAAACAACAACTCTCCTTGAGTACGTAGAAAAAGAAATGGAGAGTGTACCGATAGAAAACATAGGGTATTTTTCTTTTACACGTAAAGCAGCAAATGAGGCAAGAGACAGGGCAATAAAAAAATTTAATTTAGATAAAAAAAGTTTTAAGTGGTTTTCAACACTGCATTCTTGTGGTTATCATTCTATCAACCAAGAGGGGCGAACGGTTATGGGCAAGCCTCAGTTCAAATCGTTTGGTGACAAGATTGGACTAAAAGCAAAACTTTTAGTCGACACCGAAACAGGCATGTCAGATAATATTTATTTAAATCATCACAACCTAGCTAGAGCACGAGGCATATCGTTAGAAGAGCATTATCGAAAATATGTAGATACAACAATGGTTGACTGGAAATATCTCGAACATGTATCAACTGCCTACGAAGAGTTTAAACAAGTGAATCGTTATATTGACTACACGGACATGCTGTACGAAGCAGTCAATGATAACTTGTTGCCCGCTCTTGAGGTTGTGTTTATCGAGGAGGCACAAGACTTGACACCGTTGCAGTGGGCGATGGTCGAACATTTTTCATCGACAGCAAAAAGATTGTATCTAGCAGGTGACGATGACCAAGCCATATACAGGTGGCTTGGTGCAGATGTTGAAAGATTTATAGAGTATCCTGGAACAAAAATAGTTTTACCTCAATCGTATCGAGTCAAAAAGAAAGTACAAAATTTTGCGCAACAAATAATTACAGTCACTAAAAATAGAATACAAAAAGAATGGGAGTCACAAGAAGAAGAGGGTGTTTTAAAATATCATCAAAACATACAAAGCGTTGACCTGAGCACAGGCAATTGGTTGCTGCTAGGCAGAGACAGATATGTTTTAAATAATCTTGAAGAAGAATGTCGTAATCAAGGGCTGTGGTATGAGAAGCAAGAGCATAAAAATATTGTGCGCCCAATATCACAAAGAATGTTTGACGCTGTGATTGGTTGGAGCGATTTGATGAAAGGCGAGATGATTGACAAGAAAACAATTAAAAAAGTTTTTTTCTACAAGAAAGTTTCAGACAAATACGAAGAAGAGTTAGACATGATGAACGATAAACATCTTTACGATCTTGACACACTAACAATACTCTTTGGTCCTTTTAGTGTGGGTGAGTGGCACAAAGCATTAGACAAAATTAATTTACAAGATCGAGCGTACTTGCTACGTCTTGCTATGGGTAACGAAGACATCACAAAACACCCAAGAATAAAAATATCAACAATTCATGCAGCAAAAGGCGGAGAATGTGATAATGTATTATTAACAACAGACATGAACATAAAGACATATCAATCATATCAGAAAGACTCTGACGACGAACAACGCGTTTTCTATGTTGGTGCAACCAGAGCAAAGGAGGAACTGCATGTGTTGTTACCACAAACAACAATGCATTTTAAGTTAGCGTTATGAAAAAGAAACACGATCCTGTAAACTTTCCATCACACTACAATCAAGGCGACATTGGTTGCATCGATGCAATAAAAGCATGTCAAGGAGATGGATTTAAATTTTACCTGCAAGGCTCAGCCATAAAATATATTTGGCGTCACGAGCACAAAGGCAAACCCATAGAAGATTTAGA